CCGTGGCGCGCTTGATGCTCCAGCCTTTGGCCACGAGGTTGTTGACCTTGGCCTTGCGGTTTGGGCTGATGGGGGCGAATTGGCGGGCCCGGTCCCGGACCTTCACGGCGATCCGGCCCAGGGCGGACTGGACCGGTGCCTGGGATCCGGCGGCAACAAGGTCAAGTTCGCGGATGGCTTCCTGTACTCCGAAAAGGTGTATTTCTACCGGCATACCTTATGCCGTAGAAGCAAGGATAGGGAACGTCAGGCGGTTTTGCGGAAGGCTGCTGTGATCGCGTCTATTTCGGCCTGAGTGGCCTTGCGGTACTGCATCCCATGGTCGCCTTTCAGCGGCTTGGTGTGGTCGACTTCGTTTTCGAGAATGGCATCAGGGATCCCGGCCGGAAACGCATCGCAACGGCGGCCGTCGCCTCTCGGTTTCCCGATGTTGGCGGCCTCCCAGTTGTACCAGTGAATGCAGTCTCTGCAAATTGGCGGTTCTGTCGTCATGGCTTCTTGCCTTTCTCACCCCGCACAATGGTACCAACGCGCACGGCGAAAGGCGATGGTTTTTTACTGTGCCTGTAACTCGCAAAGGATTCAGCCACGAATTCTTTCGCGTTCGTTGACGCGTAGTCTGATATGAATATGGGTTCAAGCTCATCCCACGCAGCCTTTGCAGATGCCGCCGCCGGCCCCGATCCGCTGGCTTCTACACGCAGATGTTCAAACGACCAGAACGGCGGCAGCTTGTGTTTCGCCAGGACGTCTTCGCGCGCCTTAACGTAATCGCTGTGGACACCGCGCAACTCCAGACCGAACTGCGTACCTGCTTTTATATCACCAGACGTCATATGATGTCCGTATTCGTGCGTGATGACGGATTCAGGCGTTGCGTCCTTGTGCAAGAAGCCCTGTTCCGAAAGCTCGTTGAGTCGCTTCGTCAGTTCGGCTCTGTTGCTGAAGCGTTTCTTGCTGACACCAAGCGACGTCGTGCTGGAAGACGCGAACACCCCCTTGCCTCGTTCGTCATGCATCCGGGTGTAGCTCCAGGCGTACTCACTCTTGAGCGTTTCGAGATGGGCAAGAATCTTTTCTGATTCAACCGGCGGTATTGAACCGAACTTGGTGTTCGTGAACCCCAGTTGTTGAGCGTGGGCCTCCACGGAAGCCTTTGTTGGCTTTGGCGGGGGTGGAGGTGGAGGCGGCGCCGGTTTCTGCGCCGGCTCATCATTCTCTACTGACGCAACGGACGCAGGCGCCGGGGCCCCGCCATCCGCCTCGGATCGATACGCAGCCACGGCCGTGGTGGCCCGCTTTTTGAAGTCCGCTTCCTTCTCTCCGGACTTCGGCTTGATGTCCGGATTCTTGGTGCCCGCCTGTTTCTTGACAAGATCTGCGTCAAGGGTTTCGTCCATTGCTTCCGTCAGGCAATCGCACAGCGGGTGGAACATGCCCGCACGCAAGGCTGAGTTGTACGAAGGATGGTTCTTGTTCTTGCCGGTGATGGATAGGACCACGCCATCCCAGGCGGCGCAAATCGGGCACGATTCGCCGGTGTTGACGATCTTGACCAGTTCCGAACCCGTCGCATCAATCTGGGCATCGAAAGCAGATTCACGACCGATCCGCGCCGTGGTCGTCTGAATAAGCATGTCCATATACCGCGCATTCGTCCACTTGCGCCCCGCCGCGTCAACGAAGCGGTCGGACGCCGCATTACCCGCCTGAACGTCCCAGGCGGCTTGCAAGGCCTTATGCTGTTCGCGGGCGGTCCATCCTGACAACTTCGCTTGGCGCTGCGTCTCGACAAACGACGTGCGCAGCATATCCAACTCCGTCTTGTTCATGTTCTCAGTGAACACGGCCGTCAGGCTCTTGGCATTGTCGGGATTGATCAGCTTCCAGTAGTCTTCCGTCAACTTGCGATCGAACTTGACGACGCTGGAATCCACGGCCGCGCCGGTCTTGGTCGCGATAGCCAGCACGGTCTCTTTGCGGAACGCGCCGCCCGTTGTCTTGACCAGGTCACGAAGCCACTGGTCCAGCTCAATACCCATGGCTTCATACTGCCCGGACACGCGGGAATAGAACGTCTCGCGGAACGCCGTCGACGTGACGACCTTGGGATTGTCGGCGCCGGCGAGAATCTTCGCGGACAGCTCCTTTCGGGCAGCCGCGATACGCTGCAACAGTTCCGCTTTTGCGTCCTGCCTGATCTTCTTCAGGCGCTGCAGCTTCTTCCTGTCATTTTCGCTGGGCATCGGCTATCCGCGGGAAAGCGATACGGTGGGGTATGCCTGAAAGCTCATAGCCAGCCAGCGCAGCGCAGCCGGCCCGAATTCGGAGTCATCCTTCACCCGGGGCTCATCAGACGCCGACTGAGAAGCGAAGGCGGGCCCGGAGTTCTGCGCATTCGGAAGCACGGTATTCATCAGGATATGCATGGACTGTTCATAGACGGCATACTCATCCCGGGCCGTGTCACCCTCGGCGTATTCGGCTTCATTGTCATCCATGGCGCGCCCCAGGTACCGTGCAAGCTGCCGCCGGGCTTCTGCGATCGCCGCCATGCGATCCGCTTCATCGAATTCGCTCCACTGTTTTGACTGGGGATGGCTCTCTGCAGCGAAGTAGGTGGTTGCTCCGTCGTAGTTGATCATGCGGAAGTTCCTTTCAAAAGAAGCGGCCGACCCGCATCACTACAGGCCGGCCGCCAGGGGAGTTGCGGAGCTACTCGCAACGAGTGTTTACTGGCGTTCCTGCCGGTACATGATCACGCTGTTCGTGGACGCGTCCACGGAGCTGTCAAATGTGATCACGGCCCCCGCCGGCACCATGACGTCGCCGGTGTCCCAGTTGGTAGATCCGGCATAGGTCAAAGACCCGATGGCATAAGACACGCTGATGGTGTCGCCGACGTTGGTCGTGGTGTTGTTGTCCATCACAACCGACATGGTGACCGTCACCGTCTGCGTGGTTGCGGCCGGAAGGCTGGCGAGCAGCACGTTCGGAACAACCACGTCACGCCCCGCCTGGTTCGTGTACTCGAGCGTATCCACGAACCGCTTCTGGTACTGCGTGATCACGTCTGCCGCCTGTACCAAGCCACATGTGCACGCGAGCACACACACCGTCAAAACAAACTTCATGAACTTCTGCATGTCTATCGACCTTTCTTTCTGCGCGGCTTCTCTTCGGCCGGCGCTTCAACTGCAACCGGCTTCTCTTCGGCCGGCGCTTCAACTGACTGTTGTTTCTTCGCCTGGTCTGCCGCACGGCGGCGCGCAAGCTGAAACCCTGTGATATCGGTCATGCTGCCTTTTCGGCCATGAGTAGGGCGGACCGGGTCAACCGATCCGCCCCGACTCGCGACGCTTAACCGTTCGTCTTGATGGCGACGATCCGGATGTTCTTCTTGTCGTAGACGCGGGACCAGTTGGCCGCTGTGGCCAGCTCGACGTCCGTCGGGGACTCGCCCACGCAGGCGCTTTCCTGCCACGCGATACCGCGCGGGTGCAGGATGTAGTGACGGCGGGTCACGAAGATCTCCTTGCTCGAAAGGATGTCTCGACCGCTCTCGGTCGGCACCGGAGCCGCACCGTCGCCGCGCCCGATGGCGCCAGCGCCGAACATGTACGACGTGTATACGAAGCCCGACGTTCCGCCAGCCACGACCGGGCAGCCGTCGTCAATGATCACGCGCCGGCCCTGGTACGTCTCGTACTCGGGGGTCCCGTCGGAAGGACGGATGGTGGTGATCAAGTCCAGCTTCTTCAAGTTGGACCTGACGCGGGAATGCATGGCCACAGCCACCAGCTTGCCGCCGGCATCACCCAGCAACTGGGCGCCCTCAATGAACGCGTCACCGCTCATCTTGTTGCCGGCTGCAGCGTTCGTTCCGTCCGCAATGGACAGGTCAAGTAGCAGGTCGCTGGTGTCGTTGGCGACGTTGTCGGCAAACATGCCGTTCAGCGAGGCGATCAAAACCGCCTGTTCGTCACGCACCCAGAAACCAGCAACGAGGTTTCCGATCACGGATGCGGGATCCGCGCCGCTGAGCGCCTTCGCCAGATCGTTCACGCCAAACGCCTTGCCGCGCAGGTGTAGACGGGCAACATCCTTTTTCGTGCCATCGATGTTGTTGACGGTCAGAGCGCCGTCTGCGCCACTGAGCACTTCGGAGGCGCCGGTCAGATCCGCAAAGAACGGCATCTGGATCGTGGTGCCGCCGGCCTGCGCCAAACGGTTAAGCTCGGCATCCTGCGAGATGATGCCGGACTGCACGAGAGCGGACAGCTCCGTGGTCTTCTGCGTGACGTAGGGGTTGAACACCTCCGGCACGATGATATTTGCAACGCGAGTTTCAGCCATTTCTTCTTTCCTTCTCCGGTGTTCCGGATTATGCCCCCGCTGCCGCCTTCATCTGGGCTGCAAGCTGGGGGTTTGTTTTGTAAAGTTCGCCCTGAGCCGTCAGGTTGAACGTCGTCTTTGCCCACGGATTGACTGCGCCTGCGCCCGGGTTGGGCGCGCCCTTGAAGCCGGTGCCGTGTCCTGACGCATCCAGAAGCAAGCCCTTGTTGCCTGCCTTGAAGGCCTCCACAACCGGCTTGACCTTTGCCGCGTCCGCCAGATCCTCAACACTCAGACCCTCGAAAGCGTCAGCAATCGCACGGGCCGTGAGACGCGGATCCACGTTGTCGACAAACCGGAGCCCGCTTGCGCTGGCCAGTTCGTTGATGCGTGTCTGCCGGATCAACTTGCCCTTCTCTGACTTTTCCGTTTCGAGCGTCTTCTCAATGTCGCCAAACTTCTTCGTGAGCGCATCCACCTGGGCCTGCGCTTTTTGAAGGTCGGACAACTTCGACGTGCCTTCCGCTTCCAGCTTCGCTTGCAGTTCCGCCAGCTTGGCTTCCAGCTCCGCTTTGATGCGGTCCCGGTCTGCCTCTGAGGTTCTGCGCGCGGCCGCGGCGGCTGCGTTCGTCGCCTGCTCTCCGTCGTATTCGCTGACGAATCTCTTTTCGTCGTCTGTCAGCGCTTCGCCTTTGAGCATTTTGTTGAGGATGTCTTTCAGCTTCATTTCGTCATTGTCTCCCGTGTCATGTGCCAGCGTTTATCAGGGTCGCAGAACCCTCTAACCACCACGGATACGCCCCGTGGAGACGGCGTCAGATTGTGCCTACATTTCAAGACGGGGGTCCGGCATGGTTTCATCCGGGCGCGGCGTGGTGGCCACGCGATCGGCGGCTGTGGTAAAACCTCCGCTGATATCCATCTCGTTGATTTCCGTATCGATGGCGGCCATGGTCTCGGCATCTATTTCGATGATCTTGCCCAGGGTGTTGGTGGCCGCGCGCACGGTCTCGCGCCGGGCGGTGTCTGGCAGCGAGCTGGTATCAAGCGCAAGGATCGCCGCAAAATCTTCGCGCGGGTTACTGACGTCGAACTTGCGTGAGTACTTCGGCTCATACTCCTTGAAGGTTGTGTCCAGCAGTTTGGAGATGACCACGCACTTGCGCTCTGCGTCCTGTAGGATGGTGGCGCGGGATGCGAGGGTCGCCGCAACGTCCAGGTGATCCCATTGCTTGGCGTCTGCGCTGGCAACCTGCTTCGATTCGCGGTTGTTCATCGCCAGCCCTACCACGTCATACAGTTCCAGCTTCAGGCGCGATACGTCGTCAGGGATGGCCTTCAGGTCCTGCGCGCTGGGCTGCAGGTAGCGCGTGGTGCCTTTGCCGGTCTCTCCTTCGATGATGGGATACTGCAGGCCGCGAACGATCTCCACGGCCCGCGCAAGGCCTTCTGAATTCTCCGGCTGTTTAGACATGCGCATGACGTCCTCAATCAGCCCCGACGGGATCACGAGTTGAGGATAAACCGCCTGCATCAGGTTTTCATGCCCGGCGCTTTCGAGGTTGAGCAGTGCGGCCTGGATGCGCTCCACGTCGTCGAACCACCACGGGGCTGGATCCAGAGCACCGACGTGTACGAATGGGACGACGGGCGCTGAGATTCCTACAGGCGCCTCGGCGCCCATGTTCTCACCGTCTGTCCAGATGCGCGTCGCCTGCCCGCGCTCCCATAGTGTGCGGCAGGTACGCTCCACGGCAACCACGTTCGGATCTGCGTTTTCATAAACGACTTCCTCCGTGATCAGCCAGAGCAGTTCGCCGGAAGGATCATAGGACCAGTCCACCACGGCCTGTGCCGGGTAGAGGGTCCATCGGGTCTTGTCGCCTGACATCTCGCGGGCCGCCTGCGAGCGCGGGACTATTTCACCGGTGGCCGGGTTGCGCTCGGCTGCCGCGCGGTCAATTCCGATCCAGCACCAGTTGTGCGCAGAATGCAGGGATGAAGCCTGCTTCCAGAATTCATTCAGCGTGGTGCCGGTGCCTGTGACATCAGCGGCAAAAGCCTCATCAACACCGACGCGCACGACGTCTTGAGAGAACTGGTACTGGTTGATCTTAGTGATGATGCGGCCGGCGTAGTTGATCAGGTATGCGCGATATTTGCGGCCTCGAATCTCTTGATCGCCTTCCCACGACGTATCGGTCTCACATGGGTGACGGCTCAGGCGTTGCGCAATATATTCAGCCCCGCCATGCATGACGGCATAGTTCAAGGCGAGTTGTACAGAGCGTGCTGCGAGCGTCTTGTGAACTCGCGTTGTTCTTGCGTCGGTTGCTTCTGCCATGGCGGAATCCTTGGAAGGGGTTACTCAGGGCCAACGAATCAAGCCTCGGGTATAGCCATGCCATTGCCACGCGCAACCGCCAGCTCATGGAACCCGATCGCGACAGGGTCTACGTAGTCATCGTGTGATCCTTCGGGGAACTCGCGGAACTGCCTGAGTAGCGTCTCATTCCACGAGGCGCGCATCAGATGCACGTTGCCGGCGTCAAACAGCGGTTCGAGCGGAGCGGCCTTTGCGCTCTTGTCCGCCGGCAGGTGCGAGGGCTTCACCACGCAGATGCCATTGAGCACGTTCTTCAGCGTCGTGTACGCGTCCTTGTAGCCGCCGTATGCCTCCACATGCTGTGTGACGCCGGACTCCGCCCGGGCGGTCGCCTGGATTAACGCGTCACGGCGCGGGGCCTCCGCCTGGATCGCGACGATGTCCTTGATCCAGAGATGCGGGACCCTGCTGACGTACGTGACAGCCAACAGGATTCCGACCGTCCAGTCCGGATCGTCCTTGTCGCGCTCTTTGGCGGAGCTGGCCAGATCCCAGCAGCGAATGAACCGGGTTGCCGGGAACTCCGCCGGGTTGTTGTGGAACTTGACCCCGTCGACGGTGAATCGGTTTCCGCCTTCAACCTGTGGGTCACAATCAAGCATGCCGGCGGCCTGCTTCTTCAGCGCGGCATACTGTGTCAGGTACCACTTACCCGGGAAGCGCTCAGGGAATAGCCATGAGCCGTCTGCATTCTTCGCCGGAAAGCGGATGTCTTTGAACTGCGGAAAATCCGGATTCTCCCGCATCTCTTTTTTGATGCGCCCGCGGAGGTCGTCAACGTGCCATGGCGTGGCGCATACGATCACGATGGACGCCGGGGCCCGCCGTGTCATCAGATCGGCTTGGAATGATTCCCAGACCTTATCGCGGTAGACCAGCGAAACCGCCTCTTCCCGCTTGCGGCAGTAGTCGTCAAGGATGATGACGTCGCCACCCTTGCCGGTGATGGATCCACCCAGCCCGGTGGCTGTGACGACGCCAGTGGATCCGGAGACGGACCACGAGTCGTACCGGTTCGCCCCGCGCTCGAGCGTGATGTTCGGGAAGATGGCGCGGTACGCCGGCGAACGTATGATGCGCTTCACGTCCCGTGAGAATCCGCGCACCAGGCTGTCGCCGTACCCGGACATGATCATGTCCGGATTCAGTTCTGACAGGCGACCCAGGACAAATGCAGGGAATGCCCGTGAGACCAGATCACTCTTGCCGTGCCGGAAGGGCACCGCGATCAACAGGAACGTGGATTCGCCGCGCAATAAGGCGTCGCAGGCGGCCGTCAGTTCGTCGGCTATGGCCTGAGTATGCCGGCCGATCAGAAGGGCTTTACGGCCCCACCAGACCGCCTGCAGGAACGGCAGCATGTGCCGGCGTGCCAGGCGCAGCGCCTTTTCGCGCTTCGCCCGCTGCAATGATACGGTCGAGCTGTTCGTCTGACATGTCTCCGGCATCTATGCTCCCGCTGTGTTCGTGACGCTCTACAACGATGCCCAGGTACTGCCCCAGCGTGATCAGGGCACGGACCTTGTCGTGAAACTTTATCCGGATCCCGTTCGCCCCCTCACTGATCTCAGCCACCGCCCGGCGTTCATCATCTCCCAGCTTCTTCAGATCGATCCGCAGCCCGCGCCGGGTCTGCGTCACGCACGTGGTAGGCCCCTCCGACATACCGACGCGGGCCAATTCCTTCAGGACGCGCTC